CTCGGGGCCTGTGTCGGGCTGGCCCCCGCAGCCCCAGGTAGGGCCGTGGCCTCGCTCGCCCCACGACGACACCTCCACGGTGACCTCGTAGCGCTGGCCCTGGTACCTCACGGTCAGGTCGTGCCTCATCGGACATCCAGATAGTCGGTGGGCTCACCGACCTGCTCGTAGTCCCTGGTCACATCGGACACCTCTCGGCCAAGCGTCACCGCCTCGCGGGCGATGGCCTCGGACCACGGACCAACGGCCTCGTAACCGCCCGAACCAAACCCCGAGCGGACTGCACCCGCGTCGGCCAGCCGAGACAGGCTGCGCTCCACGCGGTCGAGGCTCATCTGTAGGGTGAACGACAACTCTGCGGCCGTCCGGTTTGTGCCACCTTCGGCGAGCGCCTCATGGATTATTCCGTCCAACTCGCTATCCGTGTGCTCGAACATAACGAACATGATTAACTCGTGTGCTTGAGGTTCTTGCCAAGGACACCCTGGCGGTGCCGCGTCCAGGCGCGCTCGCGCATCCATTGGTGCGCCTCTTCGAGCTTCGTGATAACCAGGGCGTTCTCTCTACACGCGAACGGCCCCGCTTGGAAGCCCTTGAAACGGTCGAGTAGGATGGCGAGTAGCACCGCGTCGGTAATGCCGGACGTTGAGCCCTCGACGTCACGGGGGCCGTGTTGGAAGGAGACGTCGGCGACCAGAGAGCCAAAACCTCCCTCTTCGTCCATTAGCGCGCGGTATTTGTGACTGGCGTTACCCGCGTCCGGGTCCCGCTGGTCTGCGTAGATTGTGATTCGATCGTTCAGGCCGAGGCCGTCTACGTGGACTTGGGCGTTATCGGGAAGGGGGCGGACCCGTTCCACGGGGCGCGCCTTGAGCGTAAGGGGGAGGGGTAGTTGCGTGTCGTCTGACAAAACGGCTCCTAGAAGATGAACGCGAGACTGTAGAAACAGTACGCAAGGAGGACTAGCACCATCGAGCGAACGCCTAGTTGTACGCACCCGAGCAAAAACGCGTCCGTGGATAGGTGGCCACTATCTGTACGGATCTCCTTTTCTCCGTTAAGGACGGTCGCCACCCACACGACAGAGGTCAAGGCAGTCACGGACACGCTTGCAAGCGACATAATGACGAACAGAGAGGCTAGCAGTAGGAAAACAAACGAGATCATGCTTTCTCCTTGGAGTATCCGTCTTTCGCCCAGCCGCCGCCTCGGAGCAGAAACGCTCCGGCGGCTGGAACTTTACGGGTCGGCTCGTCGCACTCCGGGCACGGAGGGCAGGTGGTTTTGTAAGAGGACACAAGCTTTTCGTGTCGATGCTTGTTCGAGCATTCATATACGTAAATCGGCATGACGGCAGTGGCTCCTCTACGCTACAAAGGTCGTGCCGTACTTCTCTCGCATAAGCGCGCGCAGAAGGCGAAGCTCTCTCGTCCACGCATCGTACGCGTCGCGAGGACCCCATCCTCGAACGAACACGCCGAGTTCCCCGTCGGGATGCTCCTTCCACGCGTCGGGTGTCTTACCGGGGAACAACGCGTTCTTCTCGTCCGTGAGAATTCGCCAGTCTAGGTTCTTGATTCTGGTATCATACGCCTGCACGGCGATCCCCGTGGCCTCCTCTATACACGTCAAGAGAGCGGCCTCGTCCTCGATATATCGAGGGTAACGATACTTTACAGGGCGTGGTAGGTCCATCATGTAGGCTTCGGTTGCGTCGTGCATTAGCAGCGCTAGAGCCAGTTCGGGTACATCATACGCCTCGCGGGCATAGCGCGCTAGTAGGACGCAGTGCTCGGCCACAGAGTAAAAACGATTACCGTGTCCCGCATATCGACAGATTCGCGACAGCGAAACGGCGATATCGTCGAGGTCGATCATATCGGGCGTCGGCGGGAATGAGAACTTCAAGCCTGAATGCGTCTGCATCCAAGTGCCGCGTGGACCTTGCATGACTGCTCCTAAAGATAAAGGTTTACGTTTTCACGCAAAAGCTCATATTCCTCTTGGTACATCTCATCGGCGTCGGGCATTACCTCCGCCAGAAGCTCCATGGCCTCTTCGAGAAGCCGACACACCGTGAACACGAACTCTTCGTCGTCGCTGTTATACACCGTACACCTCGCGCAGACGCTCCCGCGTCCACGTCTGTTCGACGGAGAATCCTCCGCCTGGAGTTGGGGCTAGAAGGCTCACGCCGTTCCACCAGCGGTTGACGTCCATGGCGGCATAGCCCGGCATATCATCCAGGAAGCAGCCGCCGACCATCGCCGTAATACGCTCACCGTTGGCGCGGAAGTCTTCGTGTAGACTGAACGAGTGGTGGTGTCCGACCACAATACTGTGGTGCCCCTTGTCTAGCAGAGCCTTAGCCTGCGAGACTGACGTAACAGGGCGTCCACCACGGAAAAGATTGTGGGAGAACACGATGTCATGCACCGTACACGTTTGCTTGTACGGCGTGGTCTCGAAACCATAGCGCTCTGCGATGCGCGTCAGGTCCTCGACACGTAGCGTATCAAGCAGATGCGGGTCCTTCGCCGCAGCGGCCCTGATACGGCCCTCGTCATGATTGCCCATCATAAGACGCTTCCATATGCAGCCCCACGCGGCCCCTGCTTCTTCTGCCAGGAGGTCTAGCGCCTCTTGTCCGGCCGCTACGTCCGCTGCGTATGTCTGGTTCCACATTTCCCACGAGCCTTTGGTGTGGGAATTTAGGGACATCATATCCCAATGGTCACCCAACAGCACCAGTCCTACCTCGCGGCCCGCCTGCCAGTGTCGCGGCACCACGTCTGCCAATAGGCGCCCCAGCGCCCGGAACCGGGCCTGTGAGGTCCCCGGGGCGGCGTGGGTGTCTCCGACCACGAAGATGCGCGCGCTCTCGCGTAGCGGCGGCCCGTGCTCGCGTGCGAACGCCTGGACAACACGCATAGTCCAGCGGCTTACCCCTTCTGCCTCGGCAAGGGTCGTGACGTTGACTTCGTAGGGCGTCGCGAGGACCGCCCCATGCTTTAGGTACATGCGTCGCTGGTCGTCAGTGTTTAGCAAGCTGTGCCTCCTCGGCGTGTTCGCTTGAGAGCATATAGCCCGATGCCTACCGCATCCCTGGCATCGTGACCGAGTGTGTCAAAAACCTTTTGTTCATTGCTTGACAAAGCTTCTCGTAGGCGGTCGTGATGGATGGGCTTCGGTACATTGCCCTTCCATTGCACAGGTAGAAACTCTTGCGTGAAGCGCACCCCTCGGCGACGTAGAGCCACATGCACGTCGAGCAAACTCTTAATGTCCTCGGCGGCTTTCGTGAAGTTTTTGTAAACGAGAGGCTTCTCGCATACCCACGTGGCGCTCTTGTCGGCAGCACAGCGGAGCGTGACGTCTGCCATATCTCCGGGTGAGCCGTCGCCGTGTAAGGTCCACGCGGCTTCTAGCTCGGCGCCCACGAAGTACGCGAGCCCTAGCTTACGCTTCCCCAGGTCTACGGCGTAGAGAGTCTCCATCGCCACCTCCGGTATCTTTTTCACGGACTTCTATTGTTAGGATTCCTGCTTCTTTCGCGCGACGAATATAATCTTCTGTGTCGTGGGAGTCTCCGAAGCCGATACAGACGTCGGGCTTCCGGTCCAACATGACTTGGTTGTGTCGGTAGCCGGCTCTGGGCCAGTGAATTTCCCACGTCCACCCACGCTGGACGGCCGCGTCGAGCGCCATACGGTCTAGCCCCGGAGCGTCGCCTACAATAAGACGCACCTCGTCCTCTTCGTCGAAGAGGTGATCAAGAACATAGCTCACGACGCCTCGGTTTTTCCAGTCACGGGAGCCTACCATGAGTAGCTTGATCATCGCTCATCCAAGTATAGGCTGACTACGGGGGCGCCGAAAAGGCGGGGCATCTTGTCGCCGCTGCGTTCTGCCCACTCCAATACCCCGGCGATGGCGGCCTTGATGAACCAGTCGGGAGCGGTCAGGCACCCGTTGCTGTTCCCTCGCCACGAGTGTAGATTCAGGCCGATGTATGCTGTCTCTACCTTACCTGACCCCCACCGCTGGTACCGCAGATTGGGGCGTCCTTGCTGTACAAAAGCACTCCGGCCTTTGTGCGAGCCCACGATATATACGTCTCTGTGCCAGCCGGGTATCACGCGAGGCACCGCCTTATCTTCCTTCTCCGTGGCCTGCGTTCGCGCCTCGCACGTCGAGATACGTCCGCCCGGGAACACCATGGCGATGGTGTCACCGGGTGGCGTTTGAGGGTCTAACAGACCGTCGGCTCCGGCGGTCATCTGTCGTGTCACGTGAAGGTACGGATACGTCAGGCTGGATAGGTCGGCGATTGCAGTACTCAAGTGCCCTTCCCCTCGTTAACGACCTTGTACGCCTCGGCTTCTTCCCAAAGAACCCACTGTGCGTTCTCGCGTAGAGTTATGCCGTCATCGTATAGAACCAACACGCACGCGTAGGGGTCTACGTGTTCTGGCCTAAGACCACTCCCGTCCCACGCAACCCATCCGGGGCCGAGGTCCTCTCGCTTGTCGGCTTCTCGTTTGGCGCGGGGGTCCGGCTTGGACGGGTCGAGAACGTGTTCTCGCATTTGCTCGTACCAACTAGCCTTTTCCAAATCTTGCAGGGCAGCGTCCTTCATACCAGCCCGGAGCCGATACTTTAGAGCGTTGCCTTCACAGAAGGCAAGGAAGCCTTTGTCTCCGAGAACCCACCGAACTACGTCAATGGTTTCTTTGCTCTTGGACTTATAGTGGTCGGGATTGATAGCGTCCTTCATAGTCAGTCTCCCTTGCTGAAAGCGGCCCACATTTCATACATGACGAGGCCCACGATCATGCGTCGCAGGCTCTCGGTGATTTCGCCGTATTCCATTTCTGCGAGCGCGCGTCCGATGGACTCGGCCGCGTTCTCCTGCATCGCGTGCATCCGGCCCTCGTAGTCGGCGAGCGCGTTCTCTGCCCGCGTAGCTCGCTCCGTCATGGCGTCTACGTCCTCTTGCAGCGCGGCACAGCGGGCCCAGAGAAGACGCACCTCCATGAGCAGGCGGTTACGCTCATCAGTGGCGAAGGCAAAAGCCTCGTACAGCTTGTCGTGTTCTTCGCGCCAATCAATTGCTTCGTCGCTCACGCGGCCTCCTTTCGTGGTTCCCATGGAATCAGCTTGCCGTCCTCGTCGAACACGGGAGCGGCGTCCTTATACCAGCGGCGCATAAGCGCCGGCTCTGCTTCTACACGCACGTTCGGCAAATACTTTCGCATCTGCTCGACCATGATTTTACTAGCCAGCGGTGCCCACAGATGGGCGGTTTCTTCCGGCCCCTCGAACAGGACTTCGTCGTGGACGTAGCCCCACGCTCGTACACCGTATAGCGGACTCTCTTGATTCACATACATTTCTTTGGTGAGAGCCCACAGAGCGGCCTTGCCTCCGTCGGCGGCGAGCCCCTGGAAGTACGTGTTCGCGGCCTGCGAGAACCACTCGACTTGGCGAATGCGCTTGCTTCCCATCTGTTGAACCCACGCAGGTCCGTCTTTCGTCATATCACCGACGGCCTTAAGGTACGTGCGCACTTCGGGCCACATATGGAAATACAGGTCGCGGAGATCCTTGGCCTGCGCCTTCGTGAGGCGCACACCGTAGCCCTTAGCATACGCGACGAACTTACGCCAGCCCATGCCGCCGGGGAAGCCGAAGTTTGCGGCCTTGGCTCGCTGCCTATAGTCCTTGATTTCGCGGTGCAGTGGGTGCGCTTCGTTCTTGAGGGCCTCGTACGCCTCCTCGTACGTCAGACGTACGCCCGTCGTGGCAAGGATCTCGATGCCGAAGAGCAGGTGGGGATCGATACCTTTGTTGATGGCGTCCGCTAGCTTGCTATACCCAACGAACACCAGACATACCTGGGCCAACGCTCCTAGCTCGATGGCGCTGTAGTCACACGACATAAAGACGTTGCCCTCGTCGGGCACGACACACTCTCGAAAACCGCCCTTCCGCGGGGGTTGTTGGTGCTTCCAGGACGTGCGCCCCGTACTCACTAGAGAGTTTGGCGGCTCGCGTAGCCGGTCCACGGACCCAGCCTCTAGGTCCGGAATGTATCGCTGGAGCATACGTCGGGCGAACGCTCCATCCTCGTAGTCGATTAGGAGAGGATCGCCGCTGTTTCGGAGAGCGTCCTTATCGGTGGAGATCGCTCCCTTCTCTGTACGCGGTACCGGTGTGTCGTCCTCGTCTCCGTCCTCGTACGCGCGGCGTACATGCTCCTGCAACCGCTCGGCTACGATGGACCCATACCGCATATTCGCATTGTCCGCGCATGTGCCCCGCCGCCGCTTGCACGTAGCGCAGACCCCGGCTTCCTTGCCGGCTAGCCGCGAGCAGTGCCCGCCGCCGCAGGCTAGGCAAGCCTCGTTCACGCTGACAAAACCAGTGCCGTTGCATGCCGTGCAGCCGTTGACACGGACGATACCTAGCTGCATGGCGACGTCTTCGCCGTGCTGCACGTCCCGTCGGACCTCTTTCTTGACTTCTGCTACGGCAGCCGGGTCAGTACGGAAGCCCGTCTCGCCGATCCAATACAGTGGTAGCGTAATACCTGTCTGGCTTATCTCGTCAACAATGGTGCCGTCGGGGTTTACGACTGCCCCGGCGGAGTACACGACCGGCGCGGATTGCTTCTGCCTCACGCGGTACGCCCACACGGCGTCCTCGATGGCGTAGTTAACCGCGGCCTCGGGCCACTTGTCCATGGGAACGCCACGTAGCTCTGCATAGCGGAGACGCCAGGCGTTATCGCCCTTCTTCTCGGCGACGAGTTCGCGTTCGGCTTTCTCGCCAAAGTACGTGCCGACCACGTAATCCAGACCGAACATGGTCTTGGCTAGCTTTTTCTTGCCTGTCTTCGGGTCGATTCCCGTGTCTCGGCGGCGGTCGAATTTGAAGTCTCCGGACGCGATAGTCAAAAGCTTCTCGCGGATCAACGTGTCCTCGATGCGTCCGACCTCCGCAAGGTTCAGGACAACACCGCGCACGGCGTAATCCGGATATCCTAGTTCACGCATATAACGAATCCACACTGTCCAGTCGAAGCCCCCGTTGTGTGCAACGAGGCACACGTCCGGCTCCGCGAGCGCCGCTGTCATGATTAGCTGTGCGCTCTCGCGTGTCCCTAGCACGGCCCATTCGCCTTGCGGCGAGGTATCGTGCGTGAGCGTGGCCGGCGTACACTCCGCCACGATACGGTCGTAGACTTCCCGAGTGTCGGGGCCTCCCGCCATCGAGAGGCAGACTAGTGGCGGCGCGGGGTCGTGCTTGGTGATCAAGCTCGTTTCCACGTCCCAGCCCACGTAACGATACTTCGGCATCATTATCTCCGTCGGACGAGCCCGAAGAACAGGATGAAAGCGATCACTAGGAGTCCGCTGTAAATACAGCCGTTTGCTATCTCATACGGCATCATTCCTCGTTCCACGGCTGGTCACTGTTATCGTACGCCCTCAAGTCTTCCATCGCGTCGGCCACAAGGCTATCGTAGTAGCCCTCTTCTAGCCGCGTCTGAACGAAAGCGGAGAGGGCGTCAGCTAGGCTGACGCCGAGGTCCCTGTATAGAAAGGACTCGTCCCCCCTCGTGATGGGGACGTACTCCGAGATCCACGCCTCGGGCGGATCTCCAGGTGATAGGTACGTGTCGCGCTCTCCTGTCTGGTATACCACGGTAAAGTTGTAGTCCCCAGAGGAGTCGTCAAAGTTGAATACCATAATACATCCTCGTGTTTCTCGTGCTCTCTAAGCGAAAGACCCTCCGTCTCCGGAGGGTCTCTCGTTTATACGCTCGGGTGGTAACGCTCCACCGCTAATGCTCCCAAGAGCACCGTGCTACTTTTACACTACGAGCGTGGTTCTTGCCAGATGCCTATTAGGCGGCCTGTGCCTTACGGATACGCGCCTGCTCTTCGGCAGTCAGTCCGATGAACACGGGGTTGCAGTAACCCCCAGCGGACTTCTTGACGACGGCCTGAATCAGAGTGCCCTTGAGCACGTCGCCTCCGACCGGACGTCCCTGCTCGTCACGAGTACCGACGAGGCCCTTGGCCTCTGCGGCCTCCATCACGGTGTCCGTGATATCCTCCACGCGCTTACCGAACAGCGCCGCGTAGAACTGGCGAATACGCTTGAACGCATACTCCCCGCCCTGCGTGCGCTCGCCATTCAGCTTGATTTTGGGGGTCTCGAACCACTTCACGCGTGCGCCGACCTTGTCCGAGTCCTCGGTGCTTTGCAGCACGTCGAACACGGTGAATTCGACGACGTGGAACGGCTGGCCGTCTTCTCGCATGGTCGAGGCCAGGATGGTATCAAGCTCCAGAACGTACGTACCCTCGTGTAGGTAACCGCGACGCTCGATCTTGCTGCCGACTTCCGTGTCCTGGATACCGCTAAAGAAACCCATGTTATACTCTCGCTTCGTGCGTTGTTGTCTCTAAGCCACCCCTCGCGGGTGACCCTCTCCACTAACTGGAGGGTGCCAAATGTCCACCTCTCCGCTGTCTTGTCTTGTCACACCTTGGGGTTGACGGGGGCTGACAGCAACCTGACAGCCCGCCGTCAGGCTACGATCCCGCTGTGGTCGGGATCATCGGGCGATCCTGACAGCTTGACAGCAAAACGGCCCCATCTCTTATACTAGTTAAGATCACTCCCCTACTCTACTCGTGTTGTTTTGACTACTAGAGCTACCTCGGGAAACGCTGTCAAGCCGTCAGTATCGTCTACTATCCTGTAGTAGACGGCATCGTAGCCTGACACCCCCCCGTCAAGTTGCTGTCCGCGCTGTCAGGCGCCGCGCTCTACAGACGCGCGGCGCGTCGCAAGATCGCGGTCTAGCTCGGTGGACTCATAAAGGTCGATCGCTTTGGCAAGCATATCGATCTCTTCGGCCTCCGGTGAACCAGGCGGAGCACGCCACAGCGTACGCACCCGCCCTAGTGCCCACTGGCACCACGCGTCGTCCGCCTCACTAGAGGCGCCTTTCATTCCCTATCCCCATTGCTTGGGGCAACACAGCGGTGGGCATTGGGGCCGCCGTGTGTCTCGACGGCGTACGGGTGGCACAGATGCGAGGCCCACGCGGCGTTGGCCGACACTCCACCTGCCATCATGCCCCCAGCGAACGCCAAGATCGCCGCAGTGGCAGCGACCAACAAGAGCGTGGTGGATTCACTCATCGAACACCTCCAGCCGACATAGCCCAAGAAACACGTAGGTACCCGTGGACGCTACACTCTAGGCTGAATCCACGCTTCCGTAGTGCGTGCTTGTATTCCTCGGGATACTCTCGCAGCGTCATGTAGCAGTAAACACCGTCGCGCGTGGCCGTACGCAAGAGGCGGGCGTGCTCCTCCTCGGCCGCGATAGTCAAACGCCGGGAGCGTTCCTTGCTCGCCACGGCGGTATGCTCCGCCGCGGTACTCGCGCTCATTCTGGCAAAATCTTCGTCGTTCATGGACTTTCCTCTTTCTATTACAAGTTGGCCCTGCTTGTGATCACGCTACCCGGAGGTAGGACTTTGAGGCCCTCGATAGACATCTGCTGACTCGCATAAACAGCAGACCTCCAGCAGAGCCCGGTACGGAGACTCCTAGCCTACCACCAACCATGCCTATCGGTGAGCAGGATAAATGCCGCGCCTGCCGGGGACACGAGAAGTGTGCCGTCTTTCAATACAGGTGGGACGTCGGGCGCGTGGACAACAGTAATTTCATTCATAACGGCTCCTCTCGTTGTGTTACTCTTGTCGTGCTACTGCGCCCACACGGCTTGTAGCAAGCGTTGTTTTTGTGCCAGCGCGTCCTCCGCGAAGGCAGAACGGTGCAGGGCTTTTTGCACTGCGTTGATATAAGGGAATGTTCCCATGTATACGGCGGCGTCTACGCGTGGCGCAAGCTGGTTAGTGCGGTGCGTACGACCTAGCATCTGTTCCCACATCACGGCACCACTAGGGGGCTGCAATACTAGTTGGTTGTTCCACGACTGGAGGTTGAACCCCGTGCCGTAGATATTCATAGACAGGGCTACGACGGGCGATGCCTTGAAGTCTGGCTCTTCCCCGCGAGGACAGTACATACCAAGGTCGGAGAGCATCTCACCTACGGAGGGGTTGTAGTACCAGACGATCGCCTGTTGCTGTGAGAGTCCCCAGCGTACCACGTTCGCCATCATCGTAAGGTCGAACCATACGGCGCGCTGCGGCGGGTGCGGAAGGTACTTCTGCGAGTCGGGGTCGTAGAAGCGCTTCTCCGCTTGTGCGTCCCAACACTCTAGCATGTGGCGTAGCTCCGAAGGACCGCCGCCCGCTCTCACCATTTTTTCTACGAGAGCGGGTGAATCGCACTTTTCACGAGCGTAGCGCGTCAGATAGCGTCGCACTCCACCGGCCCACGCACGCCGCGCGTCGAGCCAGTCGGTATCTACCGCACCGTCGGGCCAGTCCCATACGAGGTAGAAACCTAGAGACGCTTGCTTTGCGCACGCGGATTTCTCCGCCGCGAAAACCATCGGCTCGCCGTCCGGCCGCTTGTATTGTGCGACCATACGCAGCGCGTCTTTCACCAACTCGCTCGTACGCGGCCTCCAGGGGGTCAGGACGATAGGCACGTCGCAAGACATATCCGAGGTCGAGACGACCCCCGGAGCCGTACGAAAGCGCTTCTGGAAGGCGAGACGCCCCGCGTCTGCGTGGTCCCCGATCCCTTGTGTCCCCGCCCATTCTACCAGCGGCCACAGGTTGTTAAGCTCACGCGCGCCGGGCTCCGCGTCCGCGTCGAGCACAGCGCCCCAGCGGTCCGCCTCGGTCTTCTCGTGAGGCAAGGGGGAGAAGTCACGTAGGGCAAACATAGACAGGTGGTGAATGCGGGCGATCTCTCCGCCACCAAAAGAGCCCGACATACAAGCGAAGCGCGTCTCGGGGTTGGTCTTGATATACCGCGTGAAGCGTTTTGTACGGGCAGCGGTGGGGTTGGCTAGCGCGTGCGCTTCGTCCGCCATGATTAGGTCGGGGGCCATGCGCGTAAGAAAGTCGCTGGAGTCCTCCTGTGACAGGCGTTCATAGGATACGATCTCCGGCACGTCGAAGTCATAGTGCTGACTCCACTCGAAGATATCCCGCTGGGTCTTCTCTACCAGAGAAGCGAAGGTGAGGTACAGAGGCCGCTTTGCTCCAAACACGCGGGACATAAGTAGAAACGTCAGGGTCTTGCCTGCGCCCACGCCTAGCGCACCGAATACCCCGACGCCGGGGAGCGCGGCGTTAAGCTCACACTCCTCCAGCGTCTCCGCCTGTTTCGGCAGCAGAGGCGGCGCCTTAGCGTGGCGACGAAAACGCGCCGACCACTTAGGAACGAGAGAGGTGTCGTCTTCCAGGAAACGCTCCGGCATCGCACATACGCGCTCTACGGCACGCAGATTACCCGATTCTGCACGGGCAGCCGCAGCGTTCTCTAGCAGGTCGTCGAACAAGGCTACCTCCGTACGATACGCTCATATCGGGCGGGCTGTAGGTACTCCACACAATCGCAGTTTCGACAGTCCCGCGCCCCGACGGAGCCGGGGCGGTACTCGTGGATACTGACGTGGTGCCCGCAGCCCGCGCACACCTTACGCCGAGAACGCCCAAAGTGTAGGAGGCCACGACTCTCTACGACGAAAGGATCCTCGGAGAGTACTATTCGTTCCGTTGGCATATCAACCCCTAGCGTTACTTGCAACGAGTGTAAGCCACCGCGCGAAGGCGGGCGGTGTCAGGTGGCGTTTCTTCTTGGGTAGCTCTGGCAGGCCGCCATTCGCGTAACCCTTCGTCGTAATCTCGTGTGTCGGGAAGTAGACCCGCGATGGCCGCGGAGGCAGGTTCTCCGGACGACAGCCGACAATATACAACCACGTGGGCTTCACGCAAGGGTGCCCCCCAAGAGACTTGCTCTACTTCGATTGTGTACCCTCCCCAGGTATCGGGGGGCTCACCCGGTAATGGCAGGTCGAGGACACCAACGGGCCTCTTTGCGTAGGTCTTTCGCTTCGAGCTACGTTTGCCCCATAGGTTCGACTCTCGTGGGTGCTCTAGCACACCGCCGAACGCACGCACGGACTCGACCGCGTGCAGGGCACAATCCGCCCCACCTTCGCTGCCCTTGTACCGCCAATAAACCCGCCCCCATGGGCCGCAGGCTGGGTGCGCTACGACGGGGTAAGGGCCGTCGTAAAGTCGCGCGTCGCGCGCTTCGTCCCACGCGTCAACGTCAGGCATATGCATGTACGGACCGCCGGGGGACACATACAGTGCAGCGACTCTTACCATAAGCTACTCCGGGGAAAGGTCAAGGTCATCGGACCAGCCGCAGAAACCACAGCGACCGACGGGGATCAAGTGTTCGTGGTTGCTCTTGCCGCAGCGGGGGCAGCGCACTAGAAACAGCGCGCCGCCCTCAAAATAGTTAGGAGGGGCGTAACAGTCGAACAGAAGGTCTTCAACGACCTCGGGCTCTTTCTTCTTGTGGAACCCGGAACCGGCACCGCCGCGGAGCGAGTGCGCCATAGCTGGTAGATTACGCCCCATCTCAACTCCTAGCGGTATCCGCGAATAACGATGGTCCCCAGCGTTTCCAAGTACGCCAGGATGATATCAGCGAGAGGGTGACGCGACGACATCGTAAGATAGGGAGGCAGACTCTCCGCCGTCTTGATGGCGCTCTTGACTTCCGTAAGCACGCGACCGGGACCGGCGTTGTAGTCGATGAGCCCGTAGTGCGGGATGTTCTCGCGCCACACCTTTCGAATCTCTCCGCCGTCTTGCTCGACGATACACTCGAAGGGGCGAATCCACTCGGCAAAGTTCGTGCAGACCAGCTTGTCGCTGATACAATCCACGAGCACCGTACACGCGCCGGCGCTCTGTACGACGGGGCGTTCCTCGGCCTTCACAACGAGGGGCTCGGCGGTAACCTCGGGCTCGACGATAACCTCGGGCTCGACGGTAACCTCGGGCTTCGTCACGTCGTTAGATTCCTTAACAGGAATCAGGTTGTCACCGCTGCCGTCGAAGCACCAGTCGTCCGCGAAGTACATCTCAACACGTCCGCGTGTGATGCGCTGGAGGCCCGTAGCCTCGGCTACGATCTTCTTGGCCGTGTTATACTGTAGCTTCCCTCCGACGAGAGAGGCCGTCCACGCTGCGCGGATCTGGTCGTCCGCACACGCGTCATTCATTACGCCGGTCACAGTGGTCTCCTCGTTCTCGTTATCGTTCTCGTCATCCATCGGCTTCGGGACGAACATACCGCCCACGTTCCGGAGCCCCAGCCGCTCCGTAAGCTCGAACGGCTGGACGCCGTGCGACTTAGCCAGCAATAGCACGATGCTAGATGCCACGGGGCCAAGCTCCACAAGAGGCTTGAGTCCCGCCATAGCCGCTTCAATACCGCCCAGCGGGGGTTCGTTCTCCGGGGCTTCCGGGGGAAGCTCTTCGATAGGAGCAGGCGCACCAAAAAGCTCGGCCGCAAGGTCTTCTAGAATACCACCCATGTTTCGTTCCTCCATGACAGGTTCAATAGCGCGCCAGCCTCTATAGCTGGTACAGTATGTAGCGTGCGAACAACCACCGAATGCGTTGCAGCCGTCGGCTGTAGCACACGGACTCACTTCCTCAACGTCACTCGTACCGTAGTACAGATCATACATATCTTGGGCAATGCGCTCGAATCGCTTCCACTCCTCTTGCGCACGGCTCCACTCTACCTCTGCCGATACCTCTTTCACGAGCGGGGTCTTTGGCTCGCGGTCCTCGCGGTAAGCGAGGTAGTAGTTGATGTGTCGGACGGGGACCTTCTCGGGGATCTCAAGACCCCGAGATTTCACCAGGACATATGTGTAGATGAGCGGCTGCGGGTGAACCGCTAGCTCACTCTCCAGTTTGGTATACTGCCACGGGCCTGCTTTGCCGCCGCCCGTCGTCTTGTGGTCGTCAACGGATCGCAGGTAGTTATCCACGATACGGAAGAAGTCCACCTTGCCCTTGAAGCGCAGCGGCCCGCACTCGTAGTCGAGCCATTCTTCTACGCCCCACTCGGGATCCTGCGGCGTCGGCAGAAACCCGGCGTCTACGGCGAGCTTTAGAATAGGCCACGATTCGTGGCCCGTCACGTCCTCGCCCTTTAGATAAGCCTCCGCGCAATCGTGCAGCAAACTTCCGGCGGCGGTCGCCGTCTTCTCGCCACGCCGGCGCAGTACGTAGGAGTACCACCACGCCTTCTTGCACAGGCTCCAAGTCTCTACGGAGGACACACTGATATTCGGTAGCTTCACTTCGCTTTCCTCGGTTGAAGCTACCACGTAACGGGGTTCCTTCTCGTCGGCAACAGGTTTCACGACGGCCCCAGCAACCACATACCCTCGCGCACGGGGCCGCGCCCGTCGGCGTCTCGGTTGATAGGACGGCGTACGTCTAGCTCCGCCACGAGCTTAGCCCCGGCGGCGGACCATAGCCGTTCGGTGTCCGGCGTGATTAGGTCGCTCGCGAGGATACGCGCACGCGGGCTGTGTCGCCGCCAGGTCTGCACACGGCGCGTCAAAGACTCCAGATCGGAGACGTCCCACGCCACGCCGCTATATGCGGTGAACGCCTTTTTGCCCGGCGCCGGCTGGTAGGGCGGGTCAAGGTACACATAGTTCCAACTGTGCGCCCCGACCTTCTCGTAGCCGTCGAGTACAAGAGACTTCGACAGAAGCTCACTGGCCGCTAGAACGAGCGCGTAGTCAATACCGACAGCCTTACCTTCCGTGCCGCACGGTACGTTGTACCCACCGGCGCGGTTGTATCGGACTAGCCCGTTGTACCCTGCGCGGTTTAGCCACAGAAAGTAAGCAGCGCGCCCGGCGTCCGGTAGGGTGCGACGATTGAAGGTGTCACGCGCCTTGTAGTAAGCGCTCTTCTCCACGACCGGCGGCAGACTCGTTAGGGCCTGAATCATCGCACGTGGGTTGTTCGCCACGACGCGATAGAGATTCCGTAGGTCTTCGTTGGCGTCCGCTAGAACGGAGGGAACCCGGCGCGAAAAGAACAAGGCGGCCCCGCCTGCGAACGGCTCCATGACGGGCTCCGTGTCCGGAACCTCCAGAAGCTCGACGATCTTATCGACGAGCTTTCGCTTACCGCCGGGCCATTGAACTAGTGGTGTCAGGGGATTCATGGAGCACCTTGCTCGAAAAGATTTAGTTGTAGGGCGGGAACGAAAGCCCAAGCCACAAGATCAAACACGTGGTCTCGCTCGACGCGGCTCCAACGCCAACGCCATGCTTCCTCTACGGGATTCTCTTTCAACATTTGGTCGGCTTGTCGAAACCACCACGTTCGCACGCGCGTGTCTCTCTGCACACCGGGGGGGGGAAACCCGACCCCCCGTTCCAGGGGATTGCTTCGGGCGGAAGCTTGTTAAGAATATCGTGTGTCATGTGTTACTCCCACACCGCGCTATCGCGGAAGGCTTGGAACGGAATAGGCCAACAGCGTACCTGTTTGCCGTTGACACTCTTAAGCTTGGTATCTCCGCTAGCCATTTGCTTGAGTGTCTTTAGCACAACGTTTGGTTTCGGGATACGTACGTCGGAGACGGTACGCCAGTTATCCATAACGCTCGCGTGGTGAACCCACACGATCTCCTCGTCGTCGTCCCGAAGAACGAAACCGGCGACGCCCGGCGCTCCAGCGTCCAGCTTGCGCAGCATGTAGTCCACAACCTGTAGCACAGTAGGCTTATACCCCTGCTCCGCCACGAATTGGTTGTGCCAAGCGTTACGCACGCCTTCGACTAGGAAACGACCACCTCGCTTGATACGGCGGTTCTCGCGTAGCCAGTGTAGGTGCTCGGCAATACGACCGGGGCGATCGTCCTCACGTACCCACGCGGCGCCGGGGCGGGTGACATAAGCACGGCCGCCCTTGCTAGCAATGAAGCGGCCCGGCTCACCCAACGGTTCTCCTCCGTCGTCGCAACGGGGCGAGCGAATGTACATCACCCGCTGGACGATCGCTTCGAGGCCGTCTTGACCCAACGCCTTACGGAAAGGAATACCATCCTCATCGTTAGCGCAGATAAGAACGCGTACACAGCCACGTAGATCGACAGCTTCACGATACAGGCCACGAATCGCATGGGATTGGCCCGATACGAGGTTGCGGAAGAACTCACTTGCTCGGTGGTCATCCCATTTCCCCACGGTAATACCCTCGTCGGCGAACACGAGAGGGCAGTCGAGTAGCTTAGCGTTGAAACCCGCCGCCGCTTGATCATAGTCGGTGTGCCGCCCGCCCCACAGCGAGGCGATACCGCGTGCCAACAGGGACTTGCCGTCACCGGGGGAGCCGTCGATGTACAAAGCACATAGCGGTTCATTGGGTGTATATGTCACAGCGGCAAGCCAGTCTAGTAGTAGGTCAGCGGAGTCCCCGCCGATTAGGCGAAGCCATGTGTCAATGTCTTCGTGGTACAATGCCTCGCACGGTACGAGGTGGTGTACGCCCTCCAACATCATTCCCGTATCCCGAGGATCATATACACAACCCTGCATACCGCTGACATACGCCAGCTTGTTGACCGTGGCTCCGTACTGGCACAGGATCTCGGGGAAGCGGCGGCGCGGATCGGAATACTCCGCCTCGAAAGGAAGCCCCGGCGCGGTAAACTTTTCGTAGTGCAGGGACAGGCTGACTTGGTCCGTGGGGATATATGACGGCGGCTCCGTCAGCGTGTTAAGCTGCCACAGCTTACCTCCGCCTACGAGGTGGACGGTCAGAGGGTTCGTTGCCGTATAGATTTCCGCCATCGCGGCGTCGTCGTCGTGTAACCGCGCCCGGTCCTTTTCATTGTCCGCCGCCTTGCAGCAAGCGGCCCACATCACCGGCGGTAGCGGGGCCTTCTGCTTGCTCACGCTAGCCCACATCATGCGGTAGATATCTGCTGGGTTATGCACGCCGGCTTCCGCTAGCAGACGGGCGGCGTGTAGGGCTTTGTCCTCGTGTTGGGTCTTGGACGCCGCCAGCGTACGCCCGTCAATAAGGCGTTGCAATAGCTTGGCGTCGTGCCCCTTGAATGCGGCGCGTACAGCTTCCCACTCGTCGATGGTAACGGTGGCGCTCGTTAGAATGGGCGCGTTCTCTGGATGTTCTTCTCCCTCCTCGGCCAGTTGCTCGCCGCATACCCACGTACACAAACGCCACGCCTCGTGCAGGTCGCGACCCGGCGTGGATTCGACGCTACGCCAGACGTAGGAGATTAGCTTCTCCGGCTCGGTGATTCGCCCTCGGTTGGCGATATGTGCAAGCCACGTCTTGAGCGTACCGTAGGTACTACCCGCGTGGTCTTCGGGCAACGGCATACCGCGCCGCAGCACCGCGTGGTAATCAGCCGCCGCCACCCACTCTTCAAGGGTAAGCTCCTCGTAGTCACCGGGCATATCCGCGTCGAGAGCCGGCGTCCCGCGTTCTACTTCCAAGCGGGCCAAGATATCTGGCAGGATAGATAGTGGCTCAAGGGGCGCGAGCCAGACTGGATCCAGCAACACACCGTCCCGCGTTGCGCGGGGCATACGGAAAAGCCGGGTCCACTGGTAGCACGCTTCATCCACCACGAACGCGCCATCCCATGTGCGCGTGAGGTACTCTCCAGCGACACGCAGTAGGTGGTTTGCTTTGCTTACGGGTATGTTAGTATTTAGTATTGTATAGACGCGCAGGCCGGCGCGCGTGGTATAACCGCCCCACGCTTCCGGGGGGAACCCCTCGTCGTCGGCGACGTCGAGTAGATTAAGCGCCTCGCTCAAAGCTTGGCTCGCTTGCTCCAAAGATTCCCACGGGGCGTGAGCGGGGTTGTCGATATCGAAGAACAGGCCCGTAAGCAGGGGCTCTTCTCCGACATCGATGAGCGTGGACAGCGCACCCTTGGCTAGGCGGGGCGTTGGCCCACCGTCGCCGCCGATATACGCCACGAGCATGGCGTCCGTTTCCTGTGCCTCGTATAGTGTGGAGGGCGTGAACACCTCGCCCATCGGTAGACCATCGGCGGTGCCGATGCCTGCCCATGCGCGGGTCTTCATGTTCGCAAACTTCTGCATGATATCTCCATGTGCAGCGGTTGCATGGTCACTGTCCGGACTAACGCGCGCCGTTAGTCCGGAGGGAAACCCTGCTACGCAGTAAGGCGGTTGAAGGCGCGCCGCGCCGCCCGGTTGTTGACGGCTCCCGGCCAATACCGGGTGCCCACGTCGCGCAGCTTACGCAGCACGAGGTCCGCTACCACGGCCGTGTCGTCTATCGTGACAACACCGGCATACGGAGCCCGTAGCGGCGAGCGGTATTGCTAAGACGATGCTTCAAGCTGGAACGGTCGGACCAGTCGTGTTGTGCTTGTAGAGAGACTAGCAACGCAAGGTGTTTTTCGAACCAAGCAGGCGTGTCCCGACACCAGTACTTCACGAGTTCCTTAACACCGCAGTTAAATGAAAGCGCCGGGCTGTCGTCGGGAAGGAACGCGCCGACGGCGCAAGCGTTCCCGGCGGGATTCCGATAGACACAGGCATCGCTACCGAAGCTGTCCCGTACTACGCAGCGTTCTTCTTGGTTCAGAAGGTATTCGACAGCGACGTCAAATACTTCCTGTGCGGTAGGATCCGCGTTCACGGGGATGAGGGGGAACGT